AAGCAATGAAACATAGGCATTTATTCCTAAATTTTTGTTATCTTGCATAGAAATAAAAAACCAATTAAAAATGAATAGAATATTTACCTTTACCTTATTTATCGCTTTCAGCATGTTTTCAATCATTTCGTGCGATAGAAGTTCTGACGACAACAAACCACAAGAACAACCAAGAATAATAGAAGTGCCTTTCACGGAAGAATTGAAAGGCGTTTATCAAGTTCAATACAAAAACACTTCATCAGGCTGGGAAGCCGTTCCTGCTAACAAGTATAAGTTAGAATTTAGACAAGGAAACACAGTGTATTGGACAGATGAAAACGGCGAACATGAAGAGTTTTTTGCAGACCCTGAAAACAGATACCCTTATGCAGGTTCTAATAACAAGAAATATTTATTCTATGTTTGGGATAAAAAACCACTCAAAGATGGAGAGTATTATGAAATTGTTATGATAATAAGAGCCCCAGGCAAAATTATCAATGTATTTCACTACTACTGCACAAAACAAAGATAAAAAGCAAAACACCTAATTAAAGGTGTTTTTTTATTCCCATAAGCAGGGATGCTCGGAGGTTAGATACCATTCTAATTCTCCCTTTTCGTTATAGAAGCCTCGCTCGTGGGCTATATTGTTAGGGTTTTCGCCATTTGGTACATAAGCTACCACAAGACCTTTATCATCAAAGATATGATAGATAAACAAGCGCCCATCTTCATTAAACTCACGAAGCCTCGCACACTCGCTCTTGGTTATCGGTTTGCTGCAATTACACGCCATTGTTTATGATATCTAATATCTTTTTCCTTATTTCGGGCTTGTTATCCAACTGAAACTGATAGCCTTGCTCTTCGGTTACCCCCAAGTGCCTCTTTCCAAGTTTGCTGTGCAGCCATTCGGCTTTTTCATTCTGCAAATCATTCTTGAAGAAGATAACCGCAGGATGAATGATAACATCTACAAAGCTTTGGTATTGTCCAGTCACTCGCAAATCCCAAAAACCCCTATTATTTGGGTTAATAGAGGTTTTGAAATGTGCATATTCAGGGTTTTGATAGCGTGGCATATCATTGCCCTCGCTATCTTTCCCCTGCATAAGGTTTTCCTTATTTAGATTTACCAGCTCCTTTTTTCTCCCTTCCATTGTCGTCCGCATTATCTCCGGCAACGCTCTTTTCGCTGCCTGAATGCGCTTCAGCAATGTTATCGGATTGATTAGTTTCTCGCTCATTTCTAAATAAAGGTTTCAGACTCTTCTCTACATCTTCCTCGTTAAGAGTAGGGTATATCCCCAAGATGTATTCCTTAGCTTCTTTCTTACTTTTGAAATTTTCCATATTTCCAAAAGTATAAGCCCCAATTTTTAGTTCCATTATACTACGGATTTTAGTTCACTTTCTCCTGTGTAGTAATTTGTATCAAGGCTTATCACTCTCAATCCATTATCGGAAGTAATGAATCTCACTTTCTTACCTGTGGCAAGAGCCGAGTGAGTAAGAGTGTATTCCTGTGCAGATGCATCGTAAGCAACATTCGTGATGTTACCAATTACACCATCTTCCTCTATCTTCCATTTCGCAGCATCAGTAAGCCCTACAACATTAGCATTTGAGAACGCCTCTGTTACTTTCACTTTGGTAGTTGTAGCTGTGTTTGTCAATACACCAGTAGATACTGCCAATTTGATGATTGGGTTAATCTCATTGAAAGAAAACTCATCACTTTCAAACACATTTTCAGACTTCTGCCAATAAATCATAGCATCAGGTAAGATGTCCACCTCTAATGTAGAACCTGACACCTCCGAAGTAGTTTTTAACTTCTTAACTCCCACGAACAATTTACAAGCAAAGCCCATCAACTTACCATTTGCTTTAATTGCAAAAAGCGCTGAACCATCCTCAAAGATTGGCACAAAGCTGTAATTGTCGCTGTTGTCCAATTTTGCCAATTCATTTTGGAACGAAGATCCTTTATCAAAAGTAAATCTGTATCCTTTTGTCCCAGGGATAGAACGGCTTCTCTCTTTTCTTACAGATGTGTTGTAATCTGCCTCTTGGTCGTTATCTTCCACATTGAAGAAAGATATCTTACCAATGAATTTATCTTCTTGGATAATCTTATCCAATGCTGTCTTATTGAAAGTCGCAGGGTCTATTTCTACTCTTCTGTCAAGAAGTGCAAACCCTGTAACCAATTTCTCTCCACAAAATGCACCTCCAAGTCGTGCTATCATTTCTGCTGAACCGCAGAAGCTTTGTTTTAACATAAGTTTTTAAATTTTAAATGGTTTAACATTTACACATTCATTGTCTATATTTAGACTGATATCCAGCACTATCGCATCCCATATGTCAGGCGTAGTGGTCGTTTGGCTTCCTCTCTTGTTTCCGTAGTCCCTCTCTCTACTTGCTAATTCTGATATATCATTGAAAGGAAGTGAAACAAACGAGTAGTTGTCCTCCTCAAAAGATACTCCGTTGGTCTTTCTTATCTTATCCAAGAAAGAACCGAGTAAAGGCAGTAGCACTTCCTCAAAGGTAGATTTAAACCTATCCTTGTAAAAGGCGTGTTCCGAACCTAATGTAATGAAGAAGAACCTCATACCTTTGAGTTTGGTCTTTTGTCCTTTTATATCATGAACCACGCTGTATCCTGTTTGCAGCCAAATGACAGGGTATTTCTGTTTCTTGCTTTGGAGCAGTTTCCAAAGTTCAAACAAGTCAGCCTCGCCATAGTTAGCCGTGTATTCCTTGCCTTTGAAACTCACTTTAAAGGCATCTTCAAAAAGGCTGTACAGCAGTAAATTGTGGTTTATCATCATAGTCCAAATTCATTTGTTATTTCCCCACCGAATTTCAGATAATTAGCATCAAACAGAGGGTAGTCTTCTACATTATCCAAAAGATACTTCACAAGCGAAACATAGCCGTTTGTAGGCTTAAAACCGCGGTAGTCTATCCCTCTTCCTAAATTCCAATAAGGGTTTCCCTCCAATGTCAATCCACTTCTGTCACTCCTTACTTCTCCGTATAACTGATAAATAAAATCGTTATATATCCTCGCCACTTTAGGAGAGATGCTTACCGCGGTGCCTACTTTAGTATCTATCTTCGTTTGCCCAAATGCCGTGGCTTGGGTTACATTGTGCATATTATAGACTACATAGACTATATACGCCAGTAGCGATTCCTTTTTATTTTCTTGGATTAAACCTTTCCAAACCAAAGTTTCCTCCCTACCATTTACCTCACTTGTGTAAGTCTTGCCGTGTAGCAAGTCCTTATAATTTTGTGGCAGATTGGTGGAATCCTCCTCGTATTTAGCCTTAAAATCAAGCCACATTTTGACACCAAAACTGAAAGACAAAACATCTTCCTCTACCTTGTCAATCAACTCATCTAAATTCACCGCAGTGGTGTTTTCATCAGGATTTGGCTCATTCAGGTTAGGAATAAGCAAATCGCCTTTAAAATATGTTTTGTCTATCAGCATTTAGTATCTATTTTTCAGCTTGTTTCTTGTTGTCTTTACCCTCTTTCTTTGCTGGCTCAAAAAGTTCTACTTCCAAACCTGCTTTTATTACAGTCTCATCCAAGATGTCTAAGACTGCCCCTTTCTTATGGTCGCCCCATTCTCTTAACAATTTTACTTCCATATCTGTCTATGCTTTTGTAATTGCTGTTTTGATTGTAGCGATGTCATCGTAGATGAATGCTTTTTCATCAAGTTTTTTCACGAACGCGTGGAATCTTGATTCTCCCAAGATTACGAATTGGTTCTTGATGAAATCATCATTTATCCATCCAATTCTCACTGTGTAAGAAAGGTAGTCAGTGATGTTATACTTGCTAAGGTCTCCCACGAAGATTTTACCTTGTGGAATAGACTCATCAGACTTGATAACCATTCCTCCGATTACCACTGTGTTGAACAGCGAAGCCGTTGGATACAATGGTCTTCCCTCATTGTCTTTTGCTGCTACTAATTCCAAGTAGAAATCTACTGGGTTCACAAGCACCAAGTTCGCCATATATGGAGTTTCATCCTCGTAATTGTGAGTAGTAGCGATGTCTGTTACTGCTGCATTCACTACATCCATGAAGTTAGGCTTTGTAACTTTCAGTGCCATGTTGTTCGCTACGAACGCACGCCCATATTTCGTTGCTCCTTTTGGATTTTCTCCTGCGCCATCACCGAACAAGATAGCCTTGTTTTTGAACAGGTCGTGTTTCTTTTTCAAGTAGTCTTTTGCTACGCCCTCCAATCCTTTGATGTCGTAAACAGATTCTTCTGTTAAGTGCATCCAAGCAGCGATTTTCTTTGGCTTCGCAAATTCTGTTGAAACCTTGAAGTCAATCTGTGGTTTTTTGTTCCCCTCTGCCACAAACTCGTAGTTTCCATCTTTTGGAACAACTTCTGTGTAGGCATACACTGGTTGAGAAGTAGGTAACACTGTTACGAAAGTCTCAATATCCATTCCACGAAGATTAACATTAGAAACAGGCGCGATTTGTGTTCCTAATATGTTAGGAGCAGTCCCTAATGTTACAGAGCCAGTAGTGATTGGTGCTGCTTGTTTTAACTCAATCTCTACTACACCAGATTTAGACTCGTAAGCCTTTTTAATCGCATCGTGATTTCTTTTTATCACTTCTATTAAAGCCTCTTCTGTAAGACCTCCCTGTGTAGCCTTGATTTCTTCCACGATTTTCAGCACATTGTCAATAGACTGCTGTGTTTCTTTTTGGTTTTCAGAAATAGTGCTTTCAAGCCCTGACTTTAATGATTTCAATTCTTCTGCTCTTTGGCTCGTTTCAAAAGCCTCTTTGTCAGCGAAATACTTTTCTTTTTCCTCATCTGACATCTTTGCAATTTCTGCTAAAGTTTTCTTTTCAAAATTCATCTTGTAAATTTTTAAAGGGTTACTAAATAATTTTCAATCACACTTTTAGGAGTGGAATTATCCGAGTCCTCTTTTGCAGTAGAAGTGTCAGCGACGGGTTCTACAAGTATCGTTGGAGTGGCGAAGTTGCTGCCTTTTACAACAGCACTGCCCTCTATTATCTTTTGTTCTGTTACAGCCCAGAAATAGCCGTATTCATCTACATCCTCCTTGTTTACAATATCATTGTAATACTTATCCCAAACAGCTTTTTCTTCGGCATCCCATTCTGCCTCTGAATTGATAGCTAATTCCAGCTGGATGTAGCGAAGCCCTGCCGAATGTTCCTTTACATAGCCTTTGGCATATTGACCGAACATATAAGGGTTTCTGTCCTTTCTCAATGTGGCGTAGAATACCAAGCACTCTGTTTCTCCCAAGTAATTAAATCCTAAATCCTTCCAGTTGAATTTTTCTACTCGCACTTCCACTTCATCACTGATGATGTTTTCAAAATTCATCTTGTGTTCTTTCAGCAGGTAGATATTCTTGGAGTTTTTAGCTGTTCTGTTCCAGCTTCCGTTGATGGAAACATCGCCGTGGGAATCATAGATGTTGGTAGAGTTGATAACTGCCTTTACCCTGATAGTGTTTATCTCATCAGGCGACACTCCTGCTGTTTTAATCGTTTCCCCCTTTTCATTCACGGCAAAAGAAAACGCAAAAGGGTCTGACAACTTTGTCGCCATTTTCTTTTGTGAAATAAGGAAATTCTTATTCTCTTTTAAGAATCGGAACATATCCTCTTTTGTCTCAAATGTTCTGTTAGGAATCTCTTTTGCTCTTATCATCATTTCTTCACGATTTGTTTTTTTTCTAAAATCTTCTTCTTGTCTTTCAGGCTCTGCACTAATTCAAGATTAGTTTTAGAGTCTTTCAGTTTTTCATTTATCTTTTGTGTGTTTTTGTCCATTACTGATTATTTATAAAATCCTCAAAACCTCTTTCTTTGACAAACTGCTCAAAGTCGTTGCTTACGCCTAATTCCTGCGCTTTTTCAAACGCTCCCAAAAGCGATACCAACGCTTCTGCTTTGAATTTAAAGCCCTCGTTTTTGAGTTTTGTCTTAATGGCGATTACACTCGGCAGGTGGTCGTATGTTCCTATCAGCCTTGTTCCTCGTTCCTTGAAGTATTTAGGCGACTTATTAGTCAATTCTTGAAGCCAGTTGTCCGTAATAGTCTTTACATTCCCTAAAATGAATTTAGCCTCTGCAAACTGCTGGTTTTCATAGGTACTACCACCGAAAAAGTCTTTTGGAATTAGGTATCTGTTTCGGATGTTTTCCTTGGCGTTCTCCTGCATCTCTATGGTTTGCAGCTTCTTATTGTCCCTTGTAAGGTCAAGTCTTTCCAGCGTTTCGTTTGTTGCGATAACATCGCCAGCCTTACCCATTCCAGCGCCATATCTTCCTCTTCCGTTGAGTTTGCTCTCTATATCGTTCTTTTGGTCTCCACTCAATGGCGCAATCCCTGCCCCTGTTGCTTTCCTGCTGATGATAGTATTCACAGGATTAGAAGTAAGAAAGCACATCATATCCTCACTGTTTAGGATAGTCTGAATAGAGTAGAGGATAGAAGAAATCCTTGATATAGGATTGAAAAACATATTCCCAGCGCCATCTCCTCTGTAATTCTTCCTTGCTATGGTGTCGTAAAAGAATGCCAACTCGTGCAGTTCTCTCGTTCTCTTCTGTCCATTAGCAAGGGTTTCTATCACATTAAGGGTCTTTATTTTATCCCTTGTGAGCGTGTAAGGGTCTTTAATCTCTGGAAATTTGATGTTGTTAAATTCCAAGTTATAAAGCGATGGACTCGCCCTTAAATTACCGTTCTTAAAGAAATTGCCGTATTGGATAGACATTCCAGTAGTAAGTAGATTAACCACCATTTCTTTGATGAAATCGGTTTGGTTTTGAAACTCGTTCGGCTCGTTAAGGAATTTCAGATATTCGGAATTTTCCACCGCCTCGCCTTTGTCATCCACCTCTTGGATTCTCACTTGTGAAGCAAAATCTGCATATAGATTGATGCAGTCGGATAGGAAAGTGCCGTCTATGTAGTAAGCCTTATAGTCTTCCTTTGGCGAAAAGTAAGTTTTCCCTATTCCCAAGAATGATAACACGCCCATACGCTCGGTTTCGTAGTTGTAGGAGTGCGTGCCATTGCTTAACCTTGCATAGATAGGCGCAACACTACCGCCCATAAACGCAGACTTAAAAGCCGATATTCCGTTGTCTATTCTCGTTAAAATTCCCACATCAACATTATTTTTACAAATATAATATATTATCTTTATTTAG